CGTTTCCCCGCACCCATAGACCACCGAGGAGGTCCCGACATGCTCATCGAGCGCCTACGCCCCAATCCTGACCCCGTAGAGCTGGCCGAGCTCTACCGATGGCCCAACAATGCCGACCGATGGCGCGAGCACAAGCTCCGCGTCGACATCACCGTCGACCTCGCCGCGTCGCGCTGGCCCGAACCGCTCCTCGTCGTCGACCCGGCCGCCGGCGCCGGCCGCACCGGCCGCGAGCTCGTCCTCGCCGGCGGCGGCACCCTCGTCACCGGCGACCTCAGCACCGAGGCCGACGTCGACTACCCCGGCCGCACCGCCGACGACCTCCTCGGCTGGTGGGCCGACGAGGCCGACGCCGGCGTCCGCCGCCGCGCCGACGTCATCGTCCTCGGCGAGATACTCGAGCACGTCGAGGACCCCGCCCAGCTCCTCCGCTACGCCGCCGCGGCCGGCACCGGCCTCGTCCTGTCAACGCCGCTCGAGGAGGAGCCCGGCGTCAACGTCGAGCACGTCTGGCGATGGGATAGGCCCGGCATCGAGCACCTCCTCGCCGAGGCCGGCTGGCGCCCCCTCGACTACGTCGAGCTCGCCGTCGAGCTCCCACACTGGCCCGCCGGCTATCGGTGCCAGATTCACACCGCCGAGGTCGTCCGATGATTCGCCAACGTCATCGCCTCCCCGCCGCCACCCGCATCGCGCTCGTCACCGGCGCCGCCGGTTTCGTCGGCCGGCACGTCACCGCCGCCCTCGCCGCCGCCGGCTGGCACGTCGACACCGTCGACCTCGTCAACGGCGGCGACGCCCTCGACGTGTTCCGCACCTCGACGGAGTGCTACGACCTCGTCATCCACGCCGCCGCCGTCGTCGGCGGCCGCACGTTCATCGACGGCGAACCGTTCCAGCTCGCCGCCATCGACCTCGAGCTCGACGCCGCCCTATGGCGATTCGCCCACCGCACCCGCCCGGCCCGCATCGTTTACCTCTCGAGCTCGGCCGCCTACCCCGTCGTCATGCAGTCCCCGCACCTCGCCCGCCGGCTCATCGAGGAGGACCTTGACGCCGCCGGCTCGTCGACACTGGCGCCCGACGCCACCTACGGCTACGTCAAGGTCGTCGGCGAGCGCATGGCCCTCGAGGCCCGCGCCGACGGCATCCCCGTCACCATCGTCCGCCCGTTCAGCGGCTACGGCGGCGACCAGGCCCTCGACTATCCGTTCCCCGCGTTCATCGACCGCGCCGTCCGACGCGAGGACCCGTTCGACGTTTGGGGCACCGGCGAACAGGTCCGCGACTACATCCACATCGACGACATCGTCGCCGCCATCCTCGCCCTCGTCGAGCTCGAGGTCGACGGCCCCGTCAACCTCGGCACCGGCCGGCCGACGAGCTCGGCGCAGCTCGCCCGCATGGTCACCGAGGCCGCCGGCTACAGCCCGACCATCCGCACCCTCGGCGACAAGCCCGTCGGCGTCGGCTACCGCCTCGCCTCGACGGCCCTCCTCGACCGCTACTACGTCCCGCGCATCACCCTCGAGGCCGGCATCGCCGCCGCCCTCGCCGAGGCCGGCCGATGACCCGCCGGCAGCTCTACAGCGAGCTCGTCGAGGCCGCAGCGTTCGCCGTCCTGGCCCTCGTCGTCGCCATCATCGGCGAACCGCAACCGCTCGCCATCATCACCGCCGGCCTCGGCGCGCTCACCGCCGCGTTCATCGCCGTCCGAGCGCTCAACCGCTACCTCGACCCCGGCCCGCCCACCGTCACGCCGCCCGCCGGCCGGCACGCCGACACCTTGCACGCCGGCGACGGCGAGGAGGCCGGCGATGTCTGACCCGGCCCTCGACGTCACCGTCGTCATCCCGTCGCTCCCCTCGAGGTCGCGGCTACTACAGCGCGCCATCGGCTCGACCGCCCGGCAGACACACCCGCCGGCCGCCATCGTCATCGCCAACGACACCCGCAACGCCGGCGCATGGGGCACCCGCAACCTCGGCATCGCTCACGTCCGCACGCCGTGGGTCGCATTCCTCGACGACGACGACGAGCTCCTCCCCCATCACCTCGCCACGCTCCTCGAGCTCGCCACCGACGCCGACGCCGGCATCGCGTGGGGCTGGTTCGACGTCGTCGGCGGCACCGACCCGTTCCCGCAGCACCGAGGCCGCCGGTATGACCCGGCCGACCCGCACATCGTCCCCATCACCTACCTCGTCCGCACCGAGGTCCTATTCGAGGCCGTCGTCGCCACCGGCGGTTTCCAACCGGACCCGGCCGGCTCTGGCGATTGGGAGATACAGGACGCCCCGATATTCGACGCGCTCGTCGAGCTCGGCGGCCAGGCCGTCACCGACCGCGTCACCTGGCTATGGCATCATCACGCGCGGAACACCTCCGGCGTCCCCTCGCGGGTAGTACCGTAGACCTCGACCGACGAAAGGCCCGGCCCGCATGAAGCTCCGCCCCCCCGAAGATTGGCGCGACCACCTCCTCGACAAGCTCGACGACCAGGCCCGCTACCACAAGACCGGCGACGACTACTACACCGGCAACCATCCGCTCCCCGACGCCCCTAACGGCGCCCGCGGCGAGTTTCTCCGCCTCATGCGGCTCGCCCGCTCGAATTGGTGCGAGCTCATCGTCGACGCCGTCGCCGAGCGCCTCGTCGTCGACGGCGTCCGTTTCGGCAACGGCGCCGACGCCGACCTCGACGTCTGGCAGACCATATGGCAGCCCAACGGCCTCGACGCCGAGCACGGCCAGGTTCACACCGAGGCCCTCATCGGCGGCACCGCCAGCGTCCTCGTCTGGCCCGGCGACGCGCCCGGCGACGCGCCCATCGTCAGCGTCGAGCACCCCACCGAGGTCTACGTCGCCGGCGGCCGTTCGCATCGCCAACCGCGCCGCGCCGCCGTCAAGCGATACCTCGAGGACGGCTACGAGCTCGTCACCGTCCAGCTCGACGCCGCCGAAACCGCCGACGGCGTCGCGATGGTCTACAAGTGGGCGCGCCCGACGACCTCGAGGGAATGGGAACCGCACGCCGACGCCGGCGACCCCGGCCCGACGTTCGCCAACCCCCTCGGCGTCGTTTCGTTCGTCCCGTTCCGCAACAAACGGCGCATGATCGGCAACGGCGTCAGCGAGCTCGACGGCGGCATCACCGACATTCAGGACCGCATCAACGAAACGCTATTCAACCGCATCACCGCCGCCCGCTACAGCGCATTCCGGCAGCGATGGGCCACCGGCCTCGACGTCCCCGTCGACCCCGAAACCGGCAAGCCCATCGAACCGTTCCGCGCCGCCATCGACCGCCTTTGGCTCGCCGAGGACGGCGACGTCAGGTTCGGCGAGTTCTCCGCCACCGACCTCCGCCCGTTCATCGACAGCGTCGAGGCCGACATCCAGCACCTCGCCGCGATCAGCCGCACGCCGCCGCACTACCTCCTCGGCCAGTCCGGCGCGTTCCCGTCCGGCGAGTCTCTCAAGGCCACCGAAACCGGCCTCGTCGCCAAGGTCGAAGCCCGCGCCCTCGCGTTCGGCGAAGCATGGGAGCAGGTCATCCGCCTCGCCCTCGCCGCAATGGAGGACGCCCGCGCCGCCGACGATTCGCTCGAGGTCGTCTGGCGCGACCCCGAAAGCAAGAACGTCGGCGAGCTCGTCGACGCCCTCACGAAGCTCGGCAGCCTCGGCGTCCCCAACGAGGCCCTCTGGCAGCAGTACGGCGCCACCCCGCAGGAGGTCGCCCGCTGGCGCGCTATGGCAGCCCGCACGCAGCTCGCCGCCGCCGCGTCGACCCCGCCCTCGACGCCGGCACCGGCACCTCGACCGCCGGCAGCGGACACGGCGCCGCCGGCGGCCGAGGAGCTCGCCCCGGCGCAGTAGGCCCGGCCGATGTCCGCGCCCGAGGAGCTCATCCGCACCTACGGCGAAAGCTATGACGCGCTCCGCCTCGGCACCGCCGAGTTCGTCGAGCAACTCTGGCTAGACCTCGGCGGCCCCGACGACCGCCGCCTCAACGAGTTCGCCGACGCCGCCGGCCAGGTCGTCGACGACGCCAACCGCGCGACCGCCGCCCTCGTCGACGAATACGTCGACGCCTACGTCGGCACGATCAGCAGAACACCGCCCGCCTCAGCCAACGCCGGCGGCCTCGCCGAATACGCCGCCGACCAGCTCCGCGACAGCGTCGCCGACCTCTGGCGCCGGCCCGGTATCACCGCCCGTAAGGCCCTCGCCGACGGCAAACCGTTCGAGGAGGCCATGCAGCTCGGCGGCACACGCGCCGGCAGCATGGCCGAGGCCGACGTCGCCCTCGCCCACCGCGCCGCCGCCCGCGACGCAATGGAACGCAACGGCCTCGACGGCTACCGGCGCGTCCTCACCGGCGTCAGTTGCGACCTCTGCCGCGTCGCCTCGACGCAGCTCTACCGCACCGGCGACCTCATGCCCATCCATTCGCGGTGTGATTGTCGCATCGCGCCCGTCGTCGACGGCTACGACGGCGGCCGCATCGTCAACCGCGAGCTCTACCGCGAGCTCAAGGCCGACGGCACCCTCGACCGCCTCAACCGCCGCAACGCCGGCACAACCGGCCGCAGCCGCGCCGCCGGCGCCCAAGCCCGCCGCCAGGCCGCCCAGGCCCGGCAGCTCCGCCTCGACGGCGCCGACGCCCTCCCCCTCGACCTCCGCCAACCGTCCACCGCCCTCGAGCTCGCCGGCCGCCCGCCGGCGTCGCCGACCATCCGCCTACATGGGGAGCTCGGCCCCGTCCTCGTCAACGAGCGCCACGCGTTCACCGCCGCCCGCCGCCAGGTCGACGAGGTCCTCGACGCCAGCGACCTCCGCCGGCAAGGCCCCGAGGTCGTCGAGGAGGCCGCCGAGGAGCTCGTCGACGCCAAGGTCCCCGACCCGCCGGCCGCCGTCGAGCGCGTCCCCCGTTCCGGCCAGTTCAGCAAGGACACCCCCAGCGTCGTCCGCGCCGCCATCCGCCGCAACGTCGACCCCGAGGACATCATCGACGAGCTCGAGCTCAAGCGCCTCGACCGGCTCGAGGCCCAGAAGCTCGAGCGCGACTACCTCCGCCAGCTCGACGACCCGACCAGCGACGCCGTCCGCGAGGCCGCCGACGGTTGGGGAGTTTCGCCCGACGAGTTCGTCGCCGCCCGCGCCCAGGTCAAGAACACGCGCCGCGTCGTCGCCGACGCCGCCACAAAGGCCCAGCTCGACGCGTTCAGCAACCTCGACAAGTGGGACGCCGTCCGCCTCCCGTTTCCGCCCGACGTCGGCGCCGTCAACGAGTTCGGCGTCGACCTCCGCGGCGGCTCGTGGGATTGGCTCGAAACCCTCGACGACCGCGAGATAAAGCGGCTACGGCGCGACGTGTTCGACAAGGACGTCAACATCACCCTCGACGACATCGTCGAGTCAGTCCGCGCCGCCGAGGGCGGCGACCTCAGCATCGACGAGGCCGCCAAGCGCATCCTCCGCGAGAACCGCCGCATGGAGGCCGCCGGCGCCATCCGCCGAGGCAAACCGCCCAGCTCGCGCGCCTACAGCGGCGCCATCGACGTCGACGCCATCGCCGGCCCCTACATGCCCAACGAGCTCCGCCTCCTCCCGTCCGAGGTCGTCGGCCGCAGCGACGTCGACGTCGCCGGCCGCATCGCGCAGCTCGCCCGCGAGGCCGACGTCGAGGACGCCCTCGCCTACCTCGACCGCAGCGTCGACGCCGTCCACGGCCCGCCACCCTGGCGCATGTCGTTCCAAGCGTTCGAGGCCGAGCTCCGCGATATCGAATACGGCCTCCGCAACTACCCCAGCGAGCTCGACGCCACCGCCATCGACCGCCTCGGCGAGCTCGTCCCCGACATGCTCGACGACCCCGGCACGTCATATGAGGAGCTCTACAGCCGCATCATCAGCACCGCCCGCCGCGGCGGCCAGGACGTCGCCGACTACGCCCGCATCCCCTGGCACGACGCCGTCGACGACGGCCTCCCCGACATCGACGACCTATTCCGAGGACAGATATGACCGACGCCCGCCCGCCCGAAGATCAGACCGGCGCCCGGCCCTCGAGGCCGCAACGGCGCGCCGACCTCGCCGCATGGTCCGCCCGCACGTTCCTCAGTGAAACGCCCCTCGTCGACCCGCCGCCGGCCGAGCTCAGCCTCGACGACGAGGTCGCCTACGACATCCTCGCCAACGTCGACGAGACACGCGCCCACATCGCCGCCCTCCGCGCCGACGGCCTCCTCTGACCGATATGCCGCGCCGTGTGACGCCCCGCGTGTAACGTTCCAGCCAGGACCACCGGCGCGACGCCGGCGGCCCGACGGCAACTACCAACCGCCGGCGCGACGCCGACGGCTACCGAGGAGGATGGGCGCGATGCCCGACGCAACCGAAACCGACCCCACCGCAACGAGCACATCGACACCGCCGGCCGGCGAAGGCGCACCGCCCTCGCCGCCCGCCGAGCCACCGACACCGCCGGCCCCCAACGCCGGCGGCGACGACCTCGGCGAGGCCGGCATCAAGGCCCTCGAAAGCGAACGAAAGGCCCGGCGCGACGCCGAGGCCCTCGCCAAGCGCCAGGAGGCCGAGCTCGAGAAGCTCCGCACGGCACAGCTCGACGACAACGAAAGAGCACTCAAGGAAGCCCGCGACGCCGGCAGGACCGAGGCCCTCACCTCGGTCAACCGCAAGCTCGTCGAGGCCGAGGCCCGAGCGGCCGCGGCCGGCAAGCTCGCCAACCCCGCCCTCGCCGCCCGCCTCCTCGACCTCGACCGTTTCGTCCCGTCGGACGGTAGCGACATAGACGGCGACGCGATTGTCGCCGCCATCGACGAGCTCGTCGCCGCCGAGCCCTACCTCGGCAACCAGGCACAGACACCGCCCGCCGCCGGCGAAACACCGCCGCCGGCACCCAAGGGCACCGTCACCCCTGGCGCCCAGTCCGGCACCCCGGCGACGTTCAAGCGTTCCCAGCTCCGCGACCCTCAGTTCTACGCAGCCAACAAGGACGCGATCCTCAAGGCCGCCAGCGAGGGCCGCATCGAAAACGACTAGGTCCGTCGGCATCCGGCCGGCGGCCATCCTCGAAAGGTAGAGCCACATGGCCGACACATTCACCAACGCAACCGGCGGCGCCGGCGCCCTCGGCAATTTCATCCCCGAGATTTGGGCCAACAGCGCCCTCGAGGTGCTCCGCAACCAGATCGTCGCGGCCCGCCTCATCACGAAGGACACCGACATCACCGGCGCGTTCGGCGTCGGCGACGTCCTCAACATCCCCGTCCCCGGCACGTTCACGGCCACCGAGAAGGCCAAGGGCACCGCGGTCACGTTGCAGAACCCGAGCGCCGGCACCGTCAACGTCACGCTCGACCAGCACTACGAGGTTTCGTTCCTCGTCGAGGACCCGGCCCGAGCTCAGGCGAATCAGGACACCGTCGCCGGCCACACCCGTCAGGCCGCCGTCGCGATCGCCGAGAAGATCGAAACCGACGTGCTCGGCCTCGTCAGCGGTTTCAGCACCAACGTCGGCAACCCGGCAACGGCACCGACCAACGCCACGCTCCTCGCAGCCCGTCAGCAGTTGAACACGAACAAGGCCCCAATGGAGGGCCGTTTCGTGATCGTCGGCCCGGCCGGCGAGGTCGACCTCCTCGGCGATTCCAACTTGCAGACGTATTTCGCGAACAGCAAGCCCGACGGCATCAGCAACGGCATGATCGGCAGCGCCTACGGCGCCGACGTCTACATGTCGCAGCTCGTCCCGTCGGGCGGCGCCGGCGCCTCTGGCATCGCCGGCACCCCCGAGTTCGGCATCCTCGCCATGCGAGCCCTGCCGACGGCCGAGGCCCCCGGCGTGTCACAGATGGTGATGATGGACCCCATCAGCGGGCTCGCCATCCGCCAGACCGCCAGCTACAGCGCCGACTACCTCGGCGTGCAGGTCACGCTCGACGTCCTCTACGGATTCAGCGAGCTCCGCGACGCGTGCGGCGTCGCGTTCCACCACGCCAAGACCTGACCCGGCTACCCCCTCAGCCAGTGACGGCCGGCCGCCGGCGAGCTCGCCCCCTCTCGAGCGCCGCCGGCGGCCTCGGCCGTCGCACTACCATCACCCTCGAGGAGGAGCCCCATGCCCACCGCAGCCACCCGCACCGACGTCGAGGACCTCGTCGGCGAGGACCTCACGGCCTCAGCCGACCGCGTCGACCGCCTCCTCGAGCGCGCCGAGGCCATCGTCGCCGGCGATATGCCAGGCTTCACGTTCGGCCCGGTCACCGACGGCGTCGTCACCATCGACCCCGACGGCGACGACCTCCTCGTCCTCCCCTACTACCCCGTCACCAGCATCACAAGCATCACCATCGACGGCGCCGCCCTCGACGCCGATGGCTACACGTTCGACACCCTCGGCAACGTCCGCCGGCGCCTCGGCGGCGTCATCGCCGACGCCGACGACAGCGGCCTCACCTACCGATGGCCCGACCGCGGCGTCGACATCGTCGTCACCTACAGCTACGGCGTCGCGTCGGCCTCACCGCCCGCCGAGGTCACCGCCGTCGTCGCCGAGCTCGCCGCCGGCCGCATCGTCAACCCCTCGCAGGTCGCGCAGGAGTCTCTCGGCGACCGCAGCATCGCCTACGGCGCCGTCGCCGACGGCGCCAACAGTGACGGCCTCAGCAAGTCGCAACGGCACCGCCTCCGCCATTGGCGCCGCAACCGTTTCGCCTCGGCCCGCGTGAGGTCGTAGCGATGACCTGGCAGCGCTGGCCCTACACCGTCACCGTCCACACCGCCGGCGTCGGCGTCGACGAATACGGCAACCCAACGCCGTCCGCGTTCACGTCGGCCGACGTCGCCGGCGATGTCCAGCCCGTCACAACCGACGAAACGCGCAGCGGTATCGACGCCGTCGACACCGACGAGGTCCGTTTCCTATTCCCCGCCGGCACCGTCGTCACCTCGTCCGACCGCCTCGAGGTCGCCGGCGACACCTACGAGGTCGTCGGCCCCGACGTCGACCGCAACACCGGCAGCGTCCTCGACTACGTCAAGGTCCGCGCCCGTAGGACGTCCTGACCGATGGCGACGCGCGTGCGATACCGCAAAGCATGGGAGCGCGAGTTTCCGCGCTCGGCCGCCGGCCGCCGTTCGTTCGGCCGCATCGGCGACAAGCTCGTCAACGAGACTAAGCGCGAGCTCAAGGCCACCGGCCTCCTCGACGACCCGCCGGCGCGCGAGTACCTCGCCGAGCTCGACCACGTCCCGACCGACCGCGGCGTCCGCGTGTTGACCACCGCCAGCCGCGCCCATTTCGTCGAGTGGGGCACCCGCTACCGGCAGGCCGATGCCCCTATGCGAACCGCCGCCCGCCGCATGGGCAGATTCAAGGAGCGCTAACCGATGCCGACCACGCCCGCCCTCGCCGACGCCGAGCTCGTCGTCCGCACCTACCTCACGACCATCACCGCCATCAGCGACGT